TTTTGCTCCAGGTGCAATCCGTTCAGTTGATGATGTCAAACTCTTCTGGCAACACTCAGAACCCATTGGCAAGATTCTTGAAGGTAGAGACACCGAAGAAGGTTTTGAAATTAGAGCTTCAATCTCAAAGACATCCAGAGGCGAGGAAGCGTACGTTTTATTGCGTGATGGAGTTATCAACAAGTTCAGCGTCGGATTCGTTCCAGTTGAACAGACCAGAGAGGGTGATCTAATCACTCGCACATTAGTGGACTTGAAAGAAGTCTCACTCGTAAGTTTTCCAGCGTTTTCAGGGGCAGATGTCTCTGAGGTACGTCAGGAAGAAACACCCGTTACTGAAGTGGTAGCGGATTCAATCCGAACAAAGGAAACCCACATGTCTGAAAACATGGAAATGGATGTCCGTACAGTTCAAGATGAAGTGGCTGAAATCCGCAGAGAACTTGAGCTAGTAAAGACTCCTACAATCGCAACAAACGCATTCGAGACCAAGTTCCGTTCACAAGGTGAATACGCTAAGGCTCTTATCTCAGGTGACCAGGATGCAGTAGAACTGTTCCGTGCAACTTCTGCCGATGCAGCTCTTCGACCAGCATTCGTTGGTTACATCAACAAGCTAATCAACTCAGGTCGCCCAACACTAAGTGCATTCAACATTGAGGCTCTACCAGCTACTGGTCTAACCATTGAATATGCACAGGTAAGCTCAAACAGCATCGCTATTGGCAAGCAGACAACTGAGAACACAGCACTATCATCCGGTGACGTAGTTCTAAACACAGTATCTGTTCCAGTATCAACCTATGGTGGTTTCACTAACATCTCAAAGCAAGCAATTGAGCGTTCAACTGTAAACTACCTTGACGTAGCATTCCAGGCGATGTCATTGGCTTACGCAAAGAAGATGAACGTGGACTTCATCGCTGCATTGACTGCAATCTCTTACGCAGGTAACAAGACTGTCGATGCTTCTGCTCTAACTGCAACCGCTGTCGCTGGAGCAATTGCTGACGCATCTGCAAAGATCTACACAGACACAGGTCTACTTCCAGAGTTCATCGTTGCTGGTGTGACTGCTTACAAGCGTCTAGTCGGTATCGTAGACACAGCTGGTCGTCCAGTAATCCTTCAGACTGGTGATGGAGTAAACAACGTTGGAACTGCTGACATTCCAGGTCTTCGTGGTTCAATCTTCGGATTGCCAATCATCGTGGACCCAGCTCTAAGTGCAAAAGACTCTTACATCGCTAACGCTTTGACATTCACCACTTACGAGTCAGCTGGTACTCCAACACGTTTGACCACTACTGACGTAACCAAGTTGCAAGACACTTATTCTGTTTACGGATACGCAGCGTTTGCTAAGCCTTTCGAGGACGCAATCATCAAGATCAACACCGGAGCCTAATAACTCATGGCTGTAAGCGTGGAGCAGTTCAGGGCGTATGTTGGAACTAAAGAAGTCTCTAGTTTCGTTGATTCTTGTCTAGCCTCGGCTAACCAGATGGTAGCGAAGTTTGTCGGTTCAGGGCGTGTACCTACCGATGTACTAGATTCTGCTGTTCTTTCATGTGCTTCTGAACTGTTCCATCGCAGGTCTGCTCCTAACGGAGTAGCACAGTTCGCTGACCTTGGTACTGCGGTACGTATTGCTAAGGATCCAATGAATGCAGCTAGGGAAATGCTCCTACCATTTACAGGACCGGGTCTATGACAAATGAAATAACAGTAAGTAAGGCAGAGTTTGCTCTGGACCTTACTAACGCTGGACTAGAAGTTTTGGATTATGTTCCAGAACGCATTACTCCACCAATTGTTATTATCACTTCTGGTAGTCCGTATCTTGTAGCTGAGACAGTTGGCAGAGAGTTCCGTCTAGGGCTAAACCTAACTTTGGTGGCATCAACTGCTACTAATGAAGAGGCTACTGAGGCTTTAGATGAACTTATTGCTGACACAGTCACAGCAGTAACTTCTTTAGGTTATGTAATTCTAAAGACTGTAAACCCGCCATACAGATTGGCTGCTAACAACGCTGAGTATTTAGCAAGTGATCTAAACCTTGATTTATCTATAACTCTCTAGAAGGAGAAACCCGATGCCAGCATCAACTAGAATCAAAGCAACAAACATCAAGTTCCTAATTGCATCTGTTGAATACCAATGTGACGCCACTATGGTTGAACTTACCTTGGACGATGCTCCAGGCGATGTTCAGACATTCTGCGAAGTACGTGCAGGTGGACAATGGACACTAAACCTTGAAGGTCTTACAAGCGGTGACGCTGCAAGTCTTTACAGAGTTCTTTGGACCAACTATGGTACCGAAGTAGCATTCACAGTAGCCCCACAAGGTAACGCTGTTGGAACTGCTTCTTCACCTATCTACACAGGTACTGTTGTGTTCGACCAGTTGCCACCACTAAGCCTGACAAGCAACGAGATCGTTAAGTTCTCAGTAGCTCTTACTGTCAAGGCAGCAGTTCACACACCTGCAACTACACCTCCTGTTTACTACGGCTTGACTGTCAAAACAGCTGCTTAGTTAGTTTCCTGTGGAGACTGGAATTGACGAAGGGGACCTTCGCTTAGCTCTAAAGGCTATGAAGGAACTTGGTGCAGACCAAAGCGTCATAAAAGATGCTGGACAACAATCTGCACAAATCTTGCTCAATAGAGCTCGTCCGTTGATTCCAGTCAAAACAGGTGCTCTCAGAAGTGCTGCTAAAACTAAGAGAGTTCCTTTAGGTGGAGCTGTAACTGTAACCAGAAAACAGATTCCATACGCTAACCCTATTCACTGGGGTTGGCTTGTTGTCGGTTCAAAGACCAGAGGCAATCTGAAACCTGGCACGTATAGAGGAATCAAACCGCAACCATTTTTTAGTGAGGCTTTGGGCTACACTAGAAAAGAAATATTCGCAACGTATGATCGCTTGATGCGTGAATACATAAACAAACTAACAGGAAGCAAACAATGACCAACCAGACATTTGACTTTGAATCACTAACACTAAATGAAGTTGAGCAGATTGAACTAATTACTGGAGCAAGTATCGACCAGTTGTTAGATGCTGGACAGGCTAAAGGTAAAGCCATGAAAGCCATCATCTTCATTATGAAGAAAAGAATTGACCCAGACTTTACTTTGGAACAGGCAGGACAAATCTCAATGACTGAGGCTAATGCTTTGTTTGCAGGTGAGTCTGACCCAAAAGAATAGTTGCTGATAGAGCAGCCGAACGTCTAGCGTTTATGGTTGTTCATGCAGGTCTAAGTCTGACTGAAGTTAGGCAAATGACTTTGCGTGAATACCAGGCTGTTATGGATGCTCTAAAAGATAAAGGACCGAACTAATGTCAATGGACTTGCTAGTCAATTTCATAGGTAAGAACCAGTTATCTAAGACTACTGCTGTAATGTCTAAGGACCTTCGCAAGTTTAAGTCTCAAGTAGACATGGTCGGTAAGAGCATGAACAGCACCTTTGGTGCTCTCGGTCTTGCTGTAGGTTTAGGCACTCTAGTCAATGGTCTAAAGAACGCAACCAAGGCTGCTTCTGAGGATCGTAAGTCACAGGGACTTCTTGCCACAGCTCTAAAGAATACTGTTGGTGCAACAGACCAGGCTATTGCTGGAGCAGAATCTTATATAAAGAACACACAGTTACAAACCGCTGTCCTAGACGATGAACTTAGACCAGCACTTGCCACCGCTGTTAGAGCTACTGGCTCTTTGACCAAAGGGCAGGACCTTCTTGATGTTGCTCTGGATGTGTCTGCTGGTACAGGTAAAGACTTAGGCACAGTCACTAACGCTATGAGCAAAGCGTTCAATGGGCAGACTGGTGCACTAAAGAAGTTACTACCTAGCATCAAAGATGGCTCTGACTTTATGGAGCAACTAAAAACTCAGTTCGCTGGGTCAGCAGAAGAAGCGGCTAACCTTGACCCTTACCAGCGTTTGCAAGTCATTTTTGCAGACATACAGGAAACTGTGGGAACTGCTCTGCTACCGGCTTTGGAAGAGTTCAGCGTCTATCTTGCTAGTCCAGAAGGTCAGCAGAATGTTCGCCAAATTGTAGATCTCTTTGTTGCTATGGGTAAAGCAGTTGGAGATGTGATTACTTTCCTAGTCAAGAACATTGACCTTGTAAAAATCATGGTTGCAGAACTTGTAGTTCTAAAACTTGCATGGATTGGCATCAATGCAATTATGAAGCTATACACCGCTGGTGTTATTGGTGCCACTACTGCAACTAGAGCTTTGAAATGGGCTTTAGTTAGCACAGGTCTTGGTGCTATTGCTGTTGCTGTTGGTACTTTGGCTGCTTCATGGTTAGAGACCGCTGAAAATACTGAACTTGCTTTAGACGCTGCTGAAGATTATTCAGGTTACATAACAGAGATTCCACCATCTCCTACTGGTTATAGTGCTGAATATTGGGCAGAACAGAGACGATTGGCAGAAGAAAGAAAACGGCTTCAAGTCCAACAGGCTAAAGAACTTGCTGATGCTGTTCGTAGAGCTTTGAACTCCAAGATGGAAGGTATCAAGAAGACTGCCGAAACCTTTAGAGATACTGTTGGTATTGCTTTTGGTTTGTTTGGTAAAGATGAATATGCTGTGTTCAACGTGGATTACTTTGTAGGTAAATTGAAGCGTATGGTTGCAGCTGCTAAAGGCTTTGCACAGAACCTAGCTAAGATCAACAGGATTGACCCTAGCGGTAGCCTGGCTAACGAGTTGATTGGCATGGGTCCAGTTGAAGGAAACATCGCTGCACAGGGTCTTCTAGCCTCTGGACAACTAAAAGACATCGTAGGTCTAAGAACTCAACTTTATGGCGTTGGTGCTCAAGCTGGGGCTGTGTCAGCGGTTGCTGGTAATGCTACTTATGAAATCAACATCAACAA